CAGCAGCTAATGCGGCAAGACCTAATAAACCAATTACTGCGGCTAGACCAAATAAGACTGGTAATACCGGAGTTAGCACTAAACCTGCAACACCAAGTATTACAAATATACCGGCAATTGCTAGTAATGCGGCACCAATATTAGCTAATGGCATATCCCCAAGAACTTTTAGTGCAGGAGCAAATATGGCAAGGGCTATTGATACAACCAACATTGCGGCGGCACCAGGAAGAGCTTCGACCATTAAGGATAAACCGAAAGCCAGTAAACCTAAGGATATGGCTAACGTTCCTAGGCTAACTTTCATTTGGTCGACACTCATATTACCCATCACCGTTAATGCATTCGCCAATAGTAATATCGAACCAGCAACCACACCAAGAGCTACACTGTTTAACAGCATATTTACGGGCATTCCGGCCATAGCAACACCAATAATACCCAATGCTCCAGCCATTGTAACTAAGCCCTTAGCTATTTGGTCCAATGACAAATTACCTAACTGTTCGATAGATTTGGCAAATAACAACATTGATCCAGCAACAATTACTAGACCAATCGATGTGGATATGAGCAAACTATTTCCTTGAGCAATGCGAAGAAATACACCCAGTTCTATCATAACCGCACCAAGTGCACCAATACCTTGTGTTAGCTTTTCAAGTGGCATATTTCCAAAAGCCGAAACACTCATCGCTAATATACCGACAGATACACTCATCGCTAATAGACCAACACCGACGTCAAAACCTAACTTGTCGACGTTTTTCAATTTCATAAGCAATGATAATTCGGTACACAGGACAAATACACCACCGAGACCCTTGAGAAGATCGTTAAATTTCATCTTACCAAGTCTCTCTACCGCACTTGCCATAACATTAAGCGCAACACCAAATACGGTAAGACCGATTGAGGTGGACAAGATCTCTCCAGAATTCTCAGATAAGACCTTTGTCAGTGCTGCAATAACTACACTTAAAGCCGCTATGCCTAACACACCTTGTATCATCTGATATGAGTCAAGCGACGCTAGTTTGGCTAGTGCTACTGACAGAATAGTGATGGCAATAGACGCACCAATAAGACCAACAACAGTCTTTGTAAGAATGCCCATTGTGTTGTCTTTATTTGCTTTCTCAAATATGGTTATTGAGCCAAAGAGATCAGCAAACATAACGGTCATTGCGCCTAAGGATGCAGCCAACTTTTTAGAATCGATCAAGGACAAAGCAATCAACGATACAGTTAGAATGCCAATAGCAATGGCAATTTTCTGTAGAATATCAGCTTTCAAGGAATCTTGATAGGTCTTAAGTGTGTCTCTTACGCCACTCAATACACCAGTTATTCCGTCAAGAACTGCTTTGTATTTGTCTGCAAAACTCGTTAGGGTTTCGACTATACCTTTTGGGGCATCAAAAGCCGATGCACCTTTATTGATAAACTTGTTGATGGCGTATATTAGTCCAGCCATTAAACCAGCATTTAATCCGTCAAAGAATTTGTTATAATCTATGTTAGATATGGTTTCACCAAGTTTGTCAAGGCCGCCAAGAATACCCTCCTTGATCTTACTCAAAACAGTACCCATGAAGTCGCCGATCTTACCAAATATAGGAGAGATCTTCGTCCAGATAGTCTTTATAACCTCGCCAAATTTGCTAAGGATCGTACCAATTCCCTCAAGAACCTGACCGAGTGGACTAAAACGTTCCTTTACTTTATTGACAAAGTCAGTAAATCCGGACATGTCCATATTCTTGAAAGAAGCAAAAGAGTCTTTGATCTTCTGAACAAACTCTTTAATCTTATCGGATATGACAATGAACAACCCATTCTGCATAAGACTAGTTTTGAATGTGGAAAATGCAACAGCAACACCACTAGCGAAATTCTTTATTGCAAGAACCGCTCCACCCAAAACAAATCCGATGTTTGTTACAGCTTTTCCAAATATATCACTGGACTTTATAGAATCTCGGAGATTCATAAGGTAGTCACCAAGATTTGCGGCAAAATCCAACAGACCACCGCCAGCAGGAGTAATAACCCCAAGTAACTGACCCACACCTTTACCTAAAGCAATAAATGGTTGAGCCAGAATATCAACAGCGGCGAATAGACCTTTGAATATGCGTTTGACCTTGTCGCTAGTCTCTGCCCCCATTTTGAAGTTTCGACTTAAAACTTCAAGTTGGATACTGATGTCGGCTAACTGACGACCAGTAATAGGTGGAAAGATCTCTTCAAATGCATCTTTGAAAAGGGTTACTATATGAACAACACCCTCAAATGCATTACGCATAGCGTCGATCATCTTTACTCGTCCACCATTGTCTTTCCACTTTTGTAACATAGAATTGCGAGCGGCAGAATAAGCACCGATCATACCACCAACGACATTGCTGATCTCGGTCATTAAAGCTTTAGCCTCTTCAAAGTCACCAACAACTAATTGCCAACTTTGACCCCAACCGGATTGAGCCGCTTCTTTCAAAGTGTCCCACAATTGAGACATAGTTTTGACTTTGGTAGCGGCGTCATTAGCCATTTTTCCTTGCTCAATAATGGCCTGGCTTTCCTTCTCAGTATAACCCATAGCCTTTAACTGGGCCTCTGTTAAATCTCCAGTGAAGGTTGATAATGTCTCGGTCAAGACTGCTGTTGTAAGCCATCCTTTGGATAAAGTCTCTCTGAATGATCCTTCTTTCTTAATCATTTCATCAATGGCTACACCATGTTTTCGAGCCGTATTTGTCAATGCAGTCTGGAATACCTTACCACCCATACCAGCATTAACAACCGAGTTCCAGTCCATTAACTTAACTGTTCCAGAGGCCATTGCTTGAGATAACTGATACATGGCTGTACTGGCTTGTTGAGCATTACTACCTGACACGGCGGCCAGATTAGCAATACCTTTGATCGCTGATACAGATGTATCGAGCTTAATACCGGCTGCGGTGAACGTACCGATATTACGGGCCATCTCTGTGAAGTTATATATGGTCTTGTCAGAGTAATTGTTCAGTTCTAGCAAGGCAGCATTAACTTGATCGAGATTTGTATTGTCAGCGGAAGTATTTGCCAAGATGGTTTGAATTGCACCCATTTGGGTCTCATACTCACTTAGTCCCATTTTGATGGGGTCGACCATTAAACCATTCCAAAGTGCTGTCCCAGCTTGTATTGCGGAATTTGTGATGTTTTGCAGGACTGTAAATCCGACAACACCAAGAACTGAGAAATTACTAGTTACAGCACCTATCGTATCGCCTATTCCACCGAGAGAAAATGAATTCCCGGCAGTAGATAGTCGCGATAAACTCCCGGCAGCAGCATCGAGGTTCAATCCTTTTTTCAAAGTGTCTAATGTTTTGACACTATCTTGAACTCCGCTTTCAAATTGTTTGTTGTCGAAACCCAATTCGACCAATCGTTTGTCAACCGTTGGGCTCATAATGATTTAACCTCCTTCCAAAGATCCTCAGCAATGGCGTTGAATATGGGTTTCATCGCTGGGTTTATAAAATCTCTACCTTGAACATAACCACCACTTCTTGTTGCGTGACCGTATTGTAAGAGTACAACAACTGGTACTCCGTTTATGATATTGGAGTTCGTCCAGGAGATGGAATAACCGGATCTATTAACATCGATCTCGTAATCCCAAGAGTTTGAAGTTAAACCACTTTCAACAGGGGTTGCAGACGATAATACTGAAACACCTTGTCTAGCATACTTTTCAAGAATGCTTCTAACTTGGATATTCTGAGCATTCTTAAGCAACTTTTCAGTGTTATTAAAATTTCCTTTTTGCTTAATTATGATCATAATTTATCCTTTAGTATTTAATCTTGCTTTTCTTTCAGCATTTAATGCTCGGTTTCGAGCTATTGTTTCGCTCTGACTTAGTGCTTTTGGTTTTTGGTTCTTTAGATTACACACATTAATTAATGTTAGCAATCTGTTTAGATGCCATTTTTGGCACTCAAACGGAATGTTCAAGGTAATCATATAATAATAGATAATTTCTGCCGTGACAATTTCACGGTTCGTAACTTTGTGTTCGTCTTTCGAGAACGTTGTAGCGGTCATCGAATCTTCTATGTATTTATGTATGGTGTCTATCGTATGTGACGGAATACCCAAGTAACATAGTGGATCAATGTCAGAGGGAGTTATTGTCATGCAACGAATATAATCTAAAGATTCGATATTTGTCTTTTCCCCTTTGGTAAAGAACGGTTTATGCCATTTGCTCTCCCATTTTGATAAGGAGACCAAAGAATGTTCTAATGTTACCGCTTTAACTTCTTTTGTAGTGATGAAAATTTCGTTTCGTTCATCCCAAAGATCATTATTAGCGGGAATATTAATAATTAACATAGTTTGGTCTCCTTATTCAAATAGTTTGAGTTATGATTGCGGGGGCGGGGAGGCCTTTTTCACAACCAGACCGTTTACGAAAACGGCAGCAGCCGCGGCATCAGTGGCCAATTTCATGAAGAGGATACTAAAAGCCGGATTCTGTTCGAATGCATCTCGAAGTTCTTGAGTCTTCTCAAACCGACGTCCATCTGGAGTTTTAACCCCATAGGCCATAAGAATGAAGTCCTTAAGAACCTTGATGATTTCGCCCTGTTCTTGAGCCTCGACCAACCGTTGGATCTTCGCGCTGATACCACCGGCGACAGACAGTTCCATCGTGGCAGCCTCGGTTTCGGTTATGTTAAACATGAAGGTTTCAGTGCGTTCAACATCGTCGTAATCTGTGTAGGTGATTTTTTCTTTGATCATTTTTATTCCTTTCAAGAAAAGATAAAGGGATCCTACAATGTCATAAGATCCCTTTTTGTAGTTCGGACTCTCTTAACCGCCAGCAGGGGTCAGAAGAGTGATGACTTCGGCCGGAAGAGGCAAGCGACCTTCAACCGGAGTAGCGACGTCCGAACCGTACAGGATTAACTCGAGAGCGGCCAGATCTTCTGGGGCGACCTTTGTAGAATCAACCGTCAAAGAGGCAGTTGGCTTGTAACCGACGACAGCTTCTGGTGTGGTTGAGATAGCCCAACTGAACTCGATCGCGTCGGGGCTTTCATTGATGGTGCCATACGCCTTCTCGGAAGGAGCAGTCGTTGCACCATAAATAAGGTGCAGAAGATATCCAAAGTCCTGGCCCTTGACATCATTACCCTTGGCAGTGCGATAGCACAAACCGAAGGAGCTGCGGGCCTGTTGACCCAGTTTGACGCCGGGGGTCGGCTCAGCCGATCCATCGCAGGCACCGAATTCATCAGGGTAGGTGTAGGCCGTGACAGTCGCGCCGAAGGATTCCGCAGATTGCAAATTCAGGTATTTGATGTTGTCAGCGTACAAAGGTGTGGACTCAGCACCGGAAGGACTCTCGGTCACGCCGGTCAAACCATTCCAGGCTACACCCTTCGGGTAAGCGCCCAGGGCATTGCGGACATACAATACTCCATGATCAACGCCGGTTTCATAAATCTTCTCACCGGTCTTGTCCCAATTGATTTTATTTCCCATATTTTTCTCCTAATAGAAAAGACGAAAAAGATTGTGATTAAGATTGTCTGAGGTAAAGTGTCTTTCAAATGAACACTTTGATAACATCGCAACTTTATCCGGAATAAGACTATCCGGATCCGCATCTATGACGGTTACCGAATATTGCTTATCATAACAATAAGGAAGATTGTCGGCAAATTGTGTTTTAGCGGTATCTAACCCAAAGACAATACATGGATATACCATACTAACGGTCGGAGGCGGTTGAAAATATACATTCTCAGAGCCGAGCAACGTCTCCAATAGTGCTTGGAGGTTAACCCTTGGGGCCATTATATACACCTCCGATCGTTAGTATTAGACGGGGTCGTAAAACTTCAACACTAGTAACTTTCCAGTATTGATCCATCCATTTGATATATCGAATATTGGAGAAGTTCTTCGAGGCAAAGTCGTCGGCAACGATACTTATTCGGTTAGATACTACCAAGTTATCGTTAAGGTGTTCGGTTGAATCCCAACGCCTATTTTCTCGTAAAACATCACCAGAGTGAATATGTTCAGTGGCTATCTCTTTGAAAATACCAGGAGAGGTTAGCTCACTTTTGACATATCCTACTTCTCCTTGATATTTTGCCATATTTCACCGATCGATTAACCGGCGACGCCAATCTGTTCGATAACAATGGCTGACTTCGGTTTGGTAAGGCAGCCGGAGATGCGAGTCTCGATCAGGTACTGGTTCTTGTTGAAGTTGATATCGAAGTCTTCGAAGGTGTTGATTTCGCCGCCCTTGTCCGCGCCGATAACATAATCCTTCATATTTAACATGATGGCGAGTAGGTTGAGGTGGACGGCCGGGGTTTCATCAGTTGTGCGATCGACGCCAACCATTACCGGAACTTCCACAATAACACTGACACGCAGAGTAGCCATGAGATCGGCCATATTGCTGTAGATGCGGCGACCAGTCGTATCCTTGACCAACAACATATCGGTCAAGAAATCAGTTGTGGTGAACATGGTCGGATTGCCCGAACCTTCATAGTTCTTGCGGGAACGAATGATTGCTTCGATCGTGTCCTCAACTGTGGCATTGGAGGCGACGCGAACGCGTTCAACGTACATATCCACATCCTTATACACGGGGCGGATGTTCTCTTCATTGATCTTGTCAGGGTCATCTGCATCGCGACCATCTGAAAGGAGGGCGGCACGGGCAATTTCTTCTTCCAACATTCCGCGCATTTCGTTCTTGAGAAGCGCCACGACGTTGATATCTGTGATGTCAATCACGTCGTCCCTGTCAAGGGCTTGCTTTTTGTAGATTGTCTTCGGGCCGGTCATGCGTTTGGTCAGCTTGATGACTTCGTCTTTCTTCATGGTGCCCTTAACGTAACCCCTGGCACGAGCGACTTCATCGGTGATGTCAAATGCCAAACTCTTGATGCGGGACCACGGGTTGTGGTAAACACCGGCGAGAAAGGTAGAGACCCATTCGGTCCGGCGCTGGATCATCGACGGGGTATTGGCGATCGTCTTGGCATCGGGGAAGAGCAGGTCGATGTTTTCAATACCGTAGGTAACCGCGTGTTTCAGCAATGTGGCCTTGAAGGACGCATTAGAATCCATCGCGTCGGCCAGAATAACCTTCATCGCATCGTGGGACAGAGTGCCCTGGGTGGGACCGTCGTCATCTTTTTCGAATACATTGTGCTTCATAATTACTCCTTCATCATCAGAATGTGTTGCGGTGCCAGCCCCATCAGGAGCGTTCTCTAACATCTGGGCCATAAGTGCATACATGGCGGTCTTCTGTTCTTCGTTCATGGTGTCAATCACATCACCAATGGTTTTATCAGTCGCAGCGCTGTCCGTTTTGGTATCAGCATGAGAAAGAGCTTCCATTTTGATTGGGAGACCAGAGAAGATGATCGCTTCGTCAGGAGATTCAACTTGCGAACCATCACCGTGAGCGAAAACCAGGTTGTCGATCATTGCACCAGGGTTTGCACCTGAGAGAACCAAACTTACTTCGCGGATCACGCCATGAAGTACATCTTTGGATTTCTCGACCAGGTTGTTCGCGTAGATTGACAGAGATTCAATATCTCCATGCTCGACAAGGGCCTGGGCATTCTCGCCAGACTTTGTTGAGTTGAACGATGCATAAGCGTACACACCATCCGCGCGGTTCTCGAGAAGAGCGTGGCCCAGTACGTTCGCCGGATCAGCGTGATTATGCTGCCAGACAAGCGGAACCGTAATTCCATCTTGTTCTTTAAAGGCGTCAGGCCGAATTAGCCTTCCGTCCGCACAACGGACATTGGCTTTTGTTGCGTAGCCACTGAAATTGTACTTACCTTTCATATTTATTCTCCTTTCAGATTATTGCTGACTTTCTGGACGTCGTTTACCGGTGCTGAATTTTCCTGCACGGGAGGTTGATCACTCGGGGGATTGATGTTCTTGTTCCGCAATTCGTCGGCCTTTGGATCACTACTAGGTCGCATTCCGATGATAGCTCTAAATTCATTACCAGTAACAATCTCGTTACGAGTTAGTTTATCGGCCATATCGGCTAAGGTGGCAGCGGGGACAAGACTAAACTGATCAATAAAATACATGATCGATTGGCCCTGAGTTCTTGCTGTTTTGGTCAGGAATACACGTTTGATACCATCGGTTACTGCCGACATAATCGGTTTAACCGTACGAAGATAGTAATTCAGCATCTCTTTTTCATCGGCCGTGCCACTAAATATAGCCTCAGTTAAACCTAGTTGGCTGTATAACATGTTAGTCAAATAGGTTATTTGTCCTAAAAGATTATTTTCGGCGGGTCGATTTAACTGGACAACCTTTTCCAAAGCATCGATATATGCAATACCATACTTCGATCCCTTTAGTTGTTCTTCGATCATATCTCGTCTTGAATTGGCTTGTTCTTGCCTGGCGGGAGTTTTGATCGAATATGGAACCTGAACGATTATGTCTAACTTACCAGAAGAACTTTGTTCATCCACAGCATCAAGCAGATTTAGTTTATAAACCAGTCGTTTGAGTGTAGAGTTTGGCTCATTCATAACCGTATATAATGGATTTTCAATTACGGCTACGGTTCTCTTGGCCAAAGTCAGTTCTTCTTTTCGTCCGTTTTCGTCATTGTACAACGAAACTCGGACATGCTCGGGATACCATTCAAGTATCTTCGCAACTCGAAGAGTTAATATATCATACGAATTGGAATCATATGGACTGGATGAGGTATCAACCGGAACGATAGCGGCGCTTCCCTCATCACACAACATCATAACCACATCACGAACAAAATGACGACCTGACTGATCGATGTTGGCCTCAACACTTAAGCAATTGTTAAGTCCGGAGTCTATGGTCTCCAAAAACCTTCCATTTTGATCTATTCGAACATGTTGGATCGGGATCTCAGAAACATCAATCGCAATTCGGTTAACAATTGAGGCAACTATTGATCGTTCATTACCCAAATTTAGTCGCAAACGATCTGGACGTGTTCCGTAACTATCGCCCAAATTTTGGGTATACTGTTGAGCCGGATCCCTATTGCGAAAGGCGTTCCACGCCACTCTTAATCGGCTAGTAAACGTATTAGCCATTCATTGTGCCTCCTTTTATTTTGGCATAAGATCTTTGATCTTCTTAAGTACAAAAGCATCCACTCTTGGTTTGTTAGCATAATATACCATGGAGGCTATACCAACTGTCAAAGAGCCAGTAACACCCAAAAGTTTCTTTACTAACGATCGTCCTTTATGCACGGTGTCGATGCTGGTCCTTGTTCTTACTGCTTTAGTCGCGGCCTTTGAATAATCCGCATTCTGAATGTGAAAATCAAAAGCTTCTTTATATCCGGGAATAGAAGTCTTCTTTTTCTCGAGTTCAGCTTTTAGGAGTTTTCGTTTTGTTCCAGCAGTTTCACCATAAAACATCTTTGCTTCGACATGTCGTTTCACATCTTTTTTTGCTAAATTACTGGTGGACTCAGATACACCTGGAACCGTTTGTCTACGGCCCCAATGCATACCGAGAACACCAACGTGTTCCAATTCGCTCATATTCCTCCTATTATTCGAACGCATCTTTAGTCGCTTTGTAAACAATATATGCATCCATCAAAGCCGATACGTTGTCAATCTTTTGATCGTAACGTTTCTTTAAGAGTTTTCGATTACCGTTGGTATCTTCCAAAGTAATAGCATTTCCCATCGAGAAGGTCATCAATGCTTGGTCAAAGATTAACATTCGTTCCTCTGAAAGAGTCTTCAATTCACCTAAAGGAACTGATTCTGTCTTAGCACCTTGTATTACTTTCTCCAAACCGTAAGGCCCGTTCTCTTGTTCCCATCGAGTTACGAATTCTTTGGCATTATACGGGTCATAGCCAAAACATCGAACGTCGTAACTAGAGTCGATGATATATTTGTCTAAATCGTCGTAAACTTCCGACATGTCTAAGACCGTACACTCAAGAACTTGCAAAGAACCTTCTTGTAAAAACTCGTCGTACTTAATCCTCATAGCACCAGTAAGTTTCATTAGTGTCAATGATGAAATATAACTACGAGTCTTAACCCCGAAGGTTCCATTAGGTAATGGAAAGAGAAACGTAAATGCACAGAAGTCATCTCCCTGTGATAAGTCGGCACCTAACGCGCAAGGTAATGACCAGAAATCTCTTTGCCTATGCGGAAGTGTCTCTTCATAGGTAAAGAAGTAGGTATAACCTTCCATAGGGATTCCAAAACGTTTAGCAAGAATATCGTTCCTTGCCGCCGGAGCATTCTCGGCTCGTTCAACATCGTTCTGGTAGACCTCATAAGTGACCGTCAAACCAAGATTCGGATTGGCCTTCAACCAGGTCGATGGGTCGTTAACTTCCTTGATGTCATCGAGTCTATAATACCAGATACTAACATGAGGGTTTATGTAGGTGCCCTTCAAGATATCCAATAGTTCCATTTTGATTGTATCACCGGAACTATTACGGATAGTACCCTCTGACGACATAGCAATGATAAGATAGTCGTCCTGCTTGGACGCACCTTGCTCAATTGCTCCAACCACATCCTCACGAATGTCACCAGACAACCACTCATCGACAGTGGAGATCTTCGGTCGAAGGCCTTGAAGTTTATCAATAGCCATCGGACGAATTTCTAATAGAGATCCAGTAAGGAAGTTCTCAATACCTTTCTTTGTAGAGGCAAGTTTAACGCGATTAGCTCTTGATCCTGTTGTATTCTGCAAAGAACCTTCTGTCAGGAACTTAAAGAGTGGACCTCGTGCGCGAGTGATCGCGGTCTTGAATGGCGACAAGATTTCATCGGCTTGTTTCATTGTTGGAGCTGTTGTGATTTGGTGAGTTGTACTTGTATCGACATTCAAGAAATAACTCTGAACACAATACCCGTACATAGACTTCGCAGCCCCACGTGCGACTATCAAATACTGTTTGTTGATCAGTCGTTTCTTTATTGTCTTCCGGACGAACCGGCCATTATGACCATCTCTAGACGGCTCATAGATACTTCGTTCGACAAAATAGTACCAACCAAACACTTGCTCTGCCCAGAGCTTGAACGTATCAAGTAGAAAAAGATCGGAACCATCGGTTAGAGTTAATTCGTTTTCGCAATAATCTACCCAACCCATTACTGCTTGATCATCATAGTAAATTCCAGGATTGGCAATTAGTTTGTCAATACGATTCATCTCAAGTGAGATTTCTTTACACACTGGTATCTCACCATTCATTACTTTGGCCCGAAACTCTTTATAGAATTTGGGAGTTGCAGTGTTTGATAAGGTCATATTTTACCCAGGCAGCATCTTGATAGCTGGTTTGACCACAGTCCACGCACCGTCAACAGTATCTGACGCCGCACGATTTTTATCCATTCGACTTTTCAAATATCGAATGAGTAATGTGGCAGCGCTGGATGCAACAGCCGTCAGGATTTTCTTGGTCAGTTCTTTCCGACGGGAATCAACAAAGTCTTTCGCTGCTTGTTCCGATGGGGTCAATTTCTTAACCGTCAGTTCTTTGTAACTCTTCTCAAGATTCAGGCGACTGGTCAACGTCTTAAGTTCGGCGTTACTCATATCGCTTAATTTCTTTTTCTTCAACGTTTGGACAGTCACATGATCGGCACTCGGACCTTTTGTTCCGGTAGACTCGCCACCGGATTTATGGTGACCCCAGTGCATACCTAGGATCCCAACGTGTTCTAACGAATCCTGTTTTTGCATTAGTGTCTCCTATTTATTAATCTCACCATAAAAAGAATTAAGCGCGGTAGCTTTATTATTAACGTCAAGCATTTTAAGCGTAAAAGCTCCAGCTACAAGAAGGCTACCGACGATAAGTCTAGCACGTTTTATCTGAGTATCCATATGTTCTTTGGCCTTTCGCTTTACTTCCGGATTTTCGGTTATAACGTCAAGTTCGGAATTTGACATTTCATGAATATTTTTTGATGGAGGTTTAACCCAACCTTTTTTTATTGCTTGTTTGGCCGAATTAACTCCAGCTACTCGATTAATGGCAAAATCTAATTCTGCACCACCGACACGACTCATATCCTTATTCCAAGTCATCTCGGCAATAACTTCATCGGCATGAGGTTTTGAGGTTTTTCCTATAGAAACTTTAATAGCCTTTTCTGTTTCTTTTATTGTGGCCATTTCAGCATCATGTTTCTTTGCGGCGTTAATCACTTCGGCATCGTTATTGCCTTTTCCAGATTTATGTAACTCAGCCAGATCGTTTTGGAACTTCTTTCTAGCGGTTTTCTTTAAACCGGAGATTGAATTATCACTTTCTCCAGAACTTCCATCGCCAGATTTATGGTGACCCCAGTGCATACCCAGGATCCCAATATGGGCCAGTTCTTCTTTGCTATAAACTTTCGTCATCTGTTACGACTCCTTTCGATGGAGAAATATAACCCTTTTCAACTTCGGTGTTTATACGCCACCCTAGTTCTCGAATTTGGTTATCGTATGCGGTTTGGACGGATGCGGTTGCTGGTGGATCGAAAACAAACTTTACTTTTAGGAATATAAACATTTGCACTGCATTTAGATTCTTGTTCGTCCCTAAAAGATCTGTCCAAGTTTCGGTGTTTCCAGTTATTGAAAACCCGTCATCTGGTCCGACACCGAGTTGACTTAATGACAAACATGCTGAATTTATATTGACAATAATTGCTGTGTCAAATGAAGTATTTTCAACTTCTAAATCCAACATCTTTTTGATAGTATCAAGTATACTATCCATTATTCAACCTCAACAAACTGTCGCATGACGTAACCAACTTGTGAAGAGTTATTGTAGACTTGGATATGAGACCAGTCCTTGGATTCAAAGTCGACATCGACCATTACCAATTCGCCAAGAGGAAGAGTTGTTATAACCGTTGAGTCTTTACTCGCTTGTTCACGAAGATTCACGCGTTCACAATTGACAATTTTTCCATGAAGGAAATCAACGTCAACTTTTTTCGAAGAACTCAAAGCACGAGCAGCTTGCAATTTTTCGTTCAAAGTTTTTTGACCGGGTTTGTTATCGCGCATTGTAACTTGTTTGGGCATTGTATACTCCTTTCTTTTTTAATGCCAGGGAGTAGTATCCCCTGGAGTTCGAATTATTGGTATTGATGGAAGTAAAGATCTATCTCCATAGTGAATTGCCAGATGGGTATTGTTGGATGTACAAATCAGAAAATTTAGATCGTAGATTGCAGGATCGTCATCTTCTACTTCTTCCAAAGTTATAGGATTCATGTGATGGATTAAAATTCTTCCTTGAATCTCAAAACCCGGACAGCCTAAATCACAACCATCATCCCGAATTATGACTTGATCTCGAATTCGTTTCCATCGTTTTGATGAGTAGAGAATTTGATTAACTTGGCGATCGAAACCAAAGGTTCTTTCTCCGACAATACTTTTTATTCTAAGATACTCGTAGCGATCGTAGAAACTTTTTATTTTTTGCAATTCCTTAAACGATCTAGTCTTCATCGGATGGACTCGGATTTGCATTTCCACTATACAACTTCATTGCGTTTAGTGCTTCGCGATAAAGAGCATCAATCTGTTTTGAATCTTTTAAGGATTTGGTCTTTGCAGTTAACAACTCGTTCTCTCTTGTAAGTTTCTCCATCTCCAACTTTTGTGCAGTGGATCCTAACTTAACAAAGTGAGCTAAAACTTGAGCCGAGACTGTTCCTGCACGTATTTGTTCTTCTGCAAGATCCATGGACAACGCAATTAGTTGTTCCTCTCGGCCTTTGACAGTCTTTGCGGGAGGACTTCGTCGTTTAGACTGGCCAGAGGAACTCTTAAGTTTAGTAACCAGTTTTCACCTCCAGTTTAATGTGTGTTTCCCTTTGTTTGAATATTGTTTATGAGTGTATCTAGACACTTTATAAAAGCTGCATGAGACTTTCGTACCCTTTTGACAGGGTTCTTGAAAGGAGAAATCGACTCACCGATCGACTTTTGTTGTGAAAGACCCATGCAGCTTTTGGAAAGTGTCCGGAAAATGAACCCCCGGAGTTTTTTTTAGG